ACTCCACCATAGCGTGAGCGAGTTGGATGTTGGCGAGGATTCCGTCACGCTTGAGCGTACCTTGGAACCATCGCAACTCTAGTGTCTCTCGGTTGAGAGTATTGACCGCGCTATATCGCTCGGTCATCCGGCTATTGTGAATCTTGTCGCGGAAGTCTCGGTAAGGTCTGCCGTAATCGTCGAACTTGTACACATCCGAGAACTTGGCGTAACTACTACCCTTGCGACCACCTAACTTAGACATCTCGATAGCGTTGGAGTACACGAGCGAGAGGAACCGATGAGTATGAGCACCGGAACCGAACCCGGCGCGTGATATGTGGATGTGTAATCCACACGAGGACTCAGCATCCCAAGACCTAGCGGTGAAGTTGCGCCGGATGTCCTCAAGGTAGCGAAGCATCGGGTTATCGGGAGACATCCACGCATCAAGCGTGTGAGGATGAGAGACAACCTCGAATCCCCTACGCTTGGTGTTAGCACCGATGGATGAATCATTCTTGAGATAGAAGGATGTCTCCATACCTATCGCTCTTGCCGCTTCCCCTAAGTCTCCCCATACTTCCGTCTCAACTTCGATGCCGAAGTATAGGTTGTGCTTGTCGGTACCGATGAACTCCGGGTCTGGCTTATAGGAGTAATCGTGGATGCTTGAGCGAGGGTCAGACTCACACTCGCAACACTCGGCGTTATAGTACACATTGTGGTCATCGCACCACGAGTGATTATTGCTGGCGCAATACTCGCACATCGACTCATCGGTGTCGTTGAGGGTATAGAAGGACACCCGACTATCGTGATAGCGAGCATCGCAGTTGTCGCAATAGGTCGAGTTATCCATAGCGCACTCTTCGCACCACGATTCCTCGATGCCCTCGATGAAGTAGAAATCCTCGCCGGTTCGGTCACCACATCGGTCACATACCCTTGAGCAAGTGTCGCAATAGAGCGACTCGCCTATCTCGTAGAGTTGGTCACGATGCGCGGTAATCCATCCGCAACTAGCGCACTCGTAGTTCACTTCATCGGTCATATTCTCTCCTTCTCTCGCTTGGAGTCGATGATAGCGTCATTGACCTTGTTGAGCAAGTCTCCCGTCCGGTTCGCTAGGATTCGGAAATCGTTTCGCTTGTAGTGTTCGATGTGATGGCGTAATGCTTGGCGCATCACTTCGACCTCGGTTTCGGTAAGGTCTAGTAATAGGTTCTCGCTCATACTTATTCCCCCTCTTTCACTCGGTTGATAAGGCTTTCGGCTATCTCGCGGTAGTCGATCTTCCATAGTGACCCCACATCGAGAAGTATAGCGTACACATATCGGCTTGCTTTCACATTCTCATAGGAGAAGATGCTTTCCTCTATCCAATGCCGAAGGGTTTCGGCTAGGTGTTCGATGTTCACCGAATCACCATCATTAGGGTAGTTCTCAAGTTCCGCACCGGCATAGCCTAGCGAGTGTTCATTGAGTCCTGAGTCATTCGCCATATGTAGCGCCATCGCCCAAGTCTCTTGATTAGACCATCCTTGATAGTTACTACTCATATCAAGCCCCTAACCTAGTGCCTAGCGTGTATCGCTAGTGCGTGGCGTGGCAGGGAATCGAACCCTGCGTGAACCCTTCACGCCTACCTTGCTCTAATCTTGGTGAATCGTACCTATTTCGCGCATCACTCGCGCATCGAAGGTATCGCCCGAACCCTTCACGCGTTGTGCGCTTAGGCGGTAGGCAACCTTGCGATTCTTACTAGTGCGACCCTTGCGACCACGCTTAGGTCGAACCACTTCCCCGGATACTACCCGAACCTTGCCGGACTTATCGGTAATTGTTACCGGGAAGTCATAGCGTGTCCGTTGTGAGCGTGTTCGCGTGGCGAGCGAGTGTCTCCCTCTCGCGGTTGAGCGAACTTCTCTAATCGTGGCAACCGTCATATCTAACCCCTAACCTAGTTTCACCGGATACCTTCCGGCAGTAGTCCGGGAGGGAATCGAACCCTCCCGAACCTACTTATAAACAACTAGGCGAATCACTTACTATGGGAGAGAATCGACACTTTCGGCGCTTGGTCTAGGGCATCCACGCTTTGCGACTACGATGTGAACCCGGTTCGTGAATCTTCGGTGACAATCTGACCGGATTGAGGATTCAGACCTAGTTCACGCGGATTGCCCGCTTCGGTCACTCTCACCGGTGGTTCTTCCAACCGATAACCCGAAGTGTAAACCCGAACCCTTCGAATCACCTAATCGAATCCACGCTCAGCAAGATGAACATTAGGTGAACGGAACCTGAGAGTCTGCCTAGAATCTTGGAATCTGGGCGTGTCGCTATTGACAGTAGACAAAACGGACGAATAAGGGCAAAACGGACACCTACCACACTTCCGGGCGAGAGTCAATAGGTAACGGGAAAGTGAGACGCAGGTCACACTATCGACCCTATCGAACAGATGTTCTAATATGCTGAGAGGGGGCTGAGAGATTCCTGAGAATTGTCTGGGGAGATAGTCGAGCCTTCCATCAATACGACTTATGCGACATATCCGACTTTTACCTAATGTCCGTTTATTACTATATGCCCTAACCGAAAGAATACTGAGAGAATCCTGGGAACTTCCTGAGTCTAACCCTCTAGTAGAGGTCGAGGGTTCGACCCGAGGCTTTATAAATCGCGCTTGTATATTATGTATATAGTCAACCCAAATATTTCTGTTATATCAGGGGGGCTATATATAGCTTCTGACCTGCGGTTTTACCCCCTTCGGGGGTTATTCTAAAAATAGTTCAGTCTAAAGTGTGCGTTTTTGCGATTTGCACAGGTTATCTTATATGTAATATATTTTATATTCCATATACGGAGCTTGCTCCGTTCTGGACTACGCAAGCTCCTATATAATATATATAATATATAACTATATATGGGGGGACTATGCCGTTTCACGGCACCGATATATGATCGTTTTCTGAATGGGGATAACTGATGGGGCGTAAGCCAGGAAAACAGGACATCCCCAAGGATGTGGCCCAGAAGCAGGTCCTCGAGCTCCTAGCCAATGGGGCGACCATCATCGATGCGATGAGGGCTGTAGGGCGAAATGACGTCACCTTCCGCCAATGGTCAATGGCTAACGCCGAGTTCAAGGCAGCAGCCGATAAAGCTCGGCTTGAAGGTAAGGGTGTCAAGGCTGACCTGAGCGCCCTGAAGGATATCTCCTTCGAGGACTTCTCCGAGCAGTTCCTAGAGACCAAACTCTTCGACCACCACCTCTCCTGGGTCGACCTGATTGAGGGTAGGGAGCCACGCTTCACCCACCCGGCGATGACCTACGAGGTATCCAACCCCAACCGAGTCCTGATCAACGTCCCACCCGAGCACGCCAAGTCGACGGTCATCACAATCAACTACGTGACCTACCGGATTGCGACAGACCCCAACGTCCGAATCATTATTGTTTCTAAGACCCAGGGTATGGCTCGCAAGTTCCTCTCGGCAATCAAGACCAGGCTTAGCCATCCGAACTGGACTAAGCTACAGGTGTCCTTCGGACCCCAGGGTGGCTACAAGGCTGACAGCAACACTTGGTCGGCAGATATGATCTACCTGGGTACAGGACGTGACTCAGGCGAAAAGGACCCTACGGTCCAAGCTCTTGGTTTTGGATCTCAGATCTATGGTGCTCGCGCCGATCTGATTATCCTCGACGATGTGGTGATGAACGCAAATGCCCACGAGTGGGAGAAGCAAATTGAATGGCTTCAAAAAGAAGTCATCACCCGTCTGGGACGGCACGGAAAACTGCTTGTAGTAGGAACCCGTGTCGCTCCCATAGATTTATACAAGATGATCCGGGACGGCGGTCAATGGACTGGCGGTAAGAGCCCATTCACCTATATGGCGATGCCAGCGGTGTTGGAGTTCGACGAGAAGCCAGCCAACTGGAAAACCCTCTGGCCCTGGACTGATAGGCCCGAAGGCGACATCGATGAAGCGAATGAACAAGGACTCTACCCCAAGTGGGATGGACCGTCTCTCTTCACTCGACGAAGCGAAGTGGCGCCTTCTGTCTGGGCAATGGTCTACCAACAAGAGGACGTCCAAGAAGATTCGATCTTTGCCCCTGCCTGCATCGCAGGTTCGGTCAACGGAATGCGAAAGCGCGGACCGCTCAAGTCTGGCGCTGCTGGTCACCCAAAGTCTGTTGAAGGCTTTACCGTTATAGGTCTTGACCCAGCAATGGCTGGTGCCACAGGTGCAGTCGTGGCTACCTACAACAAGGTCGACGGCAAGATCTATGTCCTTGACGCGGTCAATATGACCGAGCCTAGCCCACAAAAGATTCGCAACCTGATCGAGGATTGGGTACAGCGATACCGACCACAGGAGTTGCGCATTGAGATCAACGCACACCAGAAAGCATACGCTCTGGACGACGATCTCCGCAATTGGCTCGCTGCTCACGGCTGCTCGCTGGGTTCTCACTTTACTGGTAAGAATAAGTGGGACACTAGTTTTGGTGTCGCTTCTATGGCAATGCTTTTCGGGACTCTTCGTGACGGACGATTCCAAGACAACAACATAATCGAGCTTCCTTCCAACGAAGGATCTGAAGGTCTCAAGACCCTCGTCCAGCAACTGATCACCTGGAAAGCTGACACGAGAAACCCAACCGATACCGTGATGGCTCTCTGGTTTGCTATCATCCGCATCCGCGAGATGATGCAGATGGGGTCACAGGTGTCAAGGTGGATGAACAATCGCTGGACTACTAGACAGCAGAAGGCACAACGAGGGTCTATCAACCTCGAAGAAGCTTTCGCTGAGCAGTGGTCCCAAGTATACGGATAGGAACTATGGCGCTCTCACAGGAACAAATTGCTGCACGTGTGCAGTCGATGCGCTACCGCAGCGCTGACCGCGATGCACGCAACCTTGACGTCCTCGCTGTACGCAAGGGACGAATCGCTGAGGTCTATCCAGACTTCTTCCCAGATGGCGTTGACGCTAACGTCGTAGCAAACTTCATTGACATCGTAGCCCGCGACCTCTCTGAGGTTATGGCTCCGCTACCTGCTGTCAACTGCTCCGCAGCCAACCAGACCTCTGACCGAGCCCGTGCCTTCGCCGATAGGCGCACACGCATCGCCTCAAACTATTTCTCACACTCCGACCTCGCTGTCCAGATGTACTCTGGCGCAGACTGGTACCTAACATACGGTTTCCTCCCATTCGTTATCGAATTGGATGAGGAAGCGAAGATGCCTCGCATCCGCATAGAAAACCCACTGGGTGCTTACCCAGAGTTTGATCGCTATGGACGATGTGTCGCATTCGCAAAGCGGTATATGCTAACACTGGGCGAGCTTGTCTCGATGTTTCCAGAGTTCGAATATGAGCTTCTTGGTAGTGAAGGCTACAAGCAAGACCTTACTGCACAGATAGAGCTCGTTCGATATTACGATTCAGACCAGTCCGTCGTATACCTACCCAACAAGGACAACCTTGTTCTCTCCCGCGCCAAGAACCCGCTTGGCAAGATGATGATTGTGGTAGCTCGCAAGCCATCCGTTGACGGAGAACTGCGTGGTCAGTTCGACGACATCATCGGTATCCAGTTGCTCCGCAACCGATTCGCGCTCCTTGCTATGGAGGCAGCAGAGAAGTCGGTCCAGGCACCCATCGTTCTTCCTCAAGATGTCCAGGAGCTTCCACTTGGTGGCGACGCTATCATCCGTACAGCATCTCCTGCTGCGGTTCGTCGCGTAGAGCTCAACATCCCAGCCGGTGCATTCACCGAGCAGACTCTTCTCAATCAAGAACTTCGTACCGGTGCTCGTTACCCTGAGGGTCGCACCGGAAACATCGACGCGTCAATCGTCACCGGTCAAGGCGTGCAGGCTCTTATGGGTGCATTCGATACCCAAGTCAAGAGCGCACAGGCTATCTTCGCTAGCGCACTGCGCGATGTGATCTCGATTTGCTTTGCCGTCGACGAGCAGATCTTCCCAGAGACCAAGACGATTCGTGGTGTGGATGCTGGTAGCCCATACGAAATTGAGTACAGCCCACGCAAAGATATCAAGGGTGACTACTCGGCAGATGTCCGTTATGGTATGCTTGCCGGTCTCAATCCAGCACAGGGTCTGATCTTTATGCTCCAGGCTCTTGGTGGCGGTTTGATCTCCAAGGATCTGGCAATGCGTGAGCTTCCGTTCACGGTCAACGTGACACAAGAGCTCGAGAAGATTGAGATCGAGAATATGCGCCAAGCGCTTCTTGGATCTCTACAAGCATATACCCAGGCTATCCCACAGATGGCTGCAACGGGTGGAGATGCTTCTAACATCGTACGACAGATCGCATCAGTTATCAAAGCAAGACAAAAGGGACGGGCTTTGGAAGACGCTATTGAGGACATCTTCGCTCCTCAGCAACAGGTTCCTCCTGCCGGAGCTGCCCCTTCTATGGTTGAGCAACCGTCCCCTGCTCCCGCTGAAGCTCCGGTGGGAGGCGCTCCTTCTCCAGTAGAAGCAGCCCCAGCACCAACGCCTGATGTGCAACAAATTTTAGCAAGCCTGACAGGAGCAGGTGGGGCAACAGGTAGAGCCACCACCATCCAGCGACGACCCATCTAGGAGGAGATATGCCACCACGCAAGAAGAAGGCGGCTCCCCGCAAGAAAGTTAGACAGGTCAAGCGAGTACGAACAGTCAAGAATCCGTTCCATAGCAAGCTTGAAGTATACGCTATCTGGCTCAACGAATATTATAATGCGCTTAGAGCAGCAGGTTTTCCTGAAGATATCTGCCTAAGTCTCGTGATGGATAAAGAATCATATCCAGCGTGGGTAAACTTTGAATTACCCAAAGACATAGATGCTAGCAAGTTTACTGACGAAGAGGATGAAGACTAATGGCAGAACTATCCGGAAACAAAATCTCCGGCACTGGCGGAAACGGACAAAGTGGAAGTCAGCCCATTCGCTACATCCCAGATATGAGATCATTAGGCTCGACGGGACAAGAGACTATGGCACAACAAGAAAGCGCTGCAATGTACAAGGAGCCTTCGGTTCCAGCTGCATCACTTCGTGATTTGCTTTCTGATACAGAGGCTCCAGAGGAGCCAATGACAGCAGGTGTCGCATTTGGTCGAGGCCCAGGACCAGAAGCTCTCCCAGCCGACCTCGGTGGTCGCCGTGTAGTTGAGAATACTGAGATTGTCTACAAGTATTTGCCAGCGCTAATGGAGGCAGGTCGCCTCCCAGATGCGCCAGATTCCTACAAGAGTTTCTTGAACTACTTGATGGGCAGTATCAAGTGAGTAGTTTCTCACCCGGTACTATCTTCGATAACGTGGATAAGTTTGCCAACTCTCTCGGTTACGAGAATGCTGGCATCGTGTTGTCGCTCTCGCTGATCCCTTGGGATTCGGTAGAGGACAGGGACGCATTCATCCAGGCTATCACCCAAGAGCTTCCACGAGGCGGGAACAACAGAATTTATAGGAGGAGCTAATGTCTTTATGGCAAGAGTTCCTTGATAACATTGCTAAGCCGGTTGGCCGTACACTCGTCAGGGGTGCTGAATTCGCTGGTGGGAAACTAGCTGATATTATTCCATCTCCTGCAGCAGCAGTGAGCGATATTGTTCTTCCTGCAGCAGTCGATATCGGTGCAACCAAGCCACTTGCTGCCCTAAACCTGACCGAAAAAGCTCGTCAAGGCATAAAGGAAAACATCGAATACGCAGTTCGAGAGCAAGCGATAAGCAACGATATCGTTTTGCAACTTGGTGTCCAAGCTCACGACAAAGTTCTTTCTCCGTATATCACACGTCCGATTGGTACTGTAGCCCTCGTCACGGACACCGACTCACCGCTTTACAGGGCAGAAGAATTTGAAAAAGGTTTTCAGGTCGACGACCTACGCAAAGCATACAACAGAACCGAGAAGATCAGCCTTGGACAGGCCCTCACTAAATCAGATCTTACACCGATCAAAAGCCTTGCTGCTGCAGTATTGCCACTCGGTGGTATCGACATTGAAGAGATCGATCTTTGGAACGACCAAGATGTCCAGAATGCTTTCGTCGAGAATACTGTCGGTCGTTGGTTTACTGGATTTACAGACTTTACTGTCTCCAACGTAGCAATAGCAGCGGTTGGCGGAAGAGCAGCGCTAGCTAGCAAGTTTGCTGCACGCAAGATGGGCTTCTCCACTCGCAACCGGACGACTGAATCAATGGAAAAAGATATCAATGATGGTATTCTTTTTTCTCAAGGATTGGGTGGGCGTCCTACCAATATAGCTGATGATATCGTAAAGATGGCTCTTTCTAAAAATGAGTCAGAGGTTCTAGATATCTATAGAAAGTACAGCAATAACGAAAACGTTATCGGGCCGATTACCAGGGCAAATAACCCTGAGACTGTACGCGATATTCTTCTTGCTGATAAAGGTTATCTTCCAGCATTGGATAGGATGGCACGTCAGGCACCGGCAGACCTATTTGAAATAGCAGATGTAAAGTCTCAACTTGCTGCCCAAGCTACCAAGTCAGTTGCTCCAATTGAGTATTCTCCCGAAGCCTGGGCTAGGATGAATGCGGCATTCGACGATGCTATCAATCGGATACCAGAGTATCGAATTATTAGAGATGCTTTTATTGATCCGAATACCAGAACTCCTTGGATGTATGGCAAAGACTATGCCCCTATGGAGCCAGTCATCGCTTCAAAGGCTTTTAGAACAGCACGCGGGAAGATCCAGGAAATTAGAACTGCTGCAACAACTAGAGATTTCTCTAAACTTGGTGGCATTGAATCAATTATATTGGGCATCCCTAAGGTGTCAACACAGGTTATTCGTTTTGTCGGGACACAAAAGCCACTAGGTTACGTAACATTCTCTGGTAGTCGTCCATTCGATGCCGTCACAGAGTTGAACGCAATATTCGATGATTTGAATTTATTCGTAGACGGTGCTCGACCGCTTACGGTATCGCCAGATGGGAAGACTATTCCGGCTGCTGAGTATAGAGCGCAGGCTGCATCTCGTGTTCTTTCTGCACAAACTGCTATTGAGCGCAAAGCTGCTCTAGAACAGATCGATACAGAGCTTGGTCTGATTATGGCCTACACTAATGGTTTCTTTGCCAAGGACGATATCCTGAATATGATCAAGGATATGCGTGGCACCATCAATAACATTACCGGAAATCTTGGTCAAAAGGGCTATGCGATGGACCATACCGGTATGAGGATTATAACCGATGGTGCTCTAACTCAAAGACAAATTGTTGAGTCATTCCGTTTTTCCCCTTGGAATGAAATCGAACAACAGATGAAACTGCGCGGAGCTGGCAAGGCAAAAATAGCCGGAGCTAGAACTGGCCAAGAAATCAAGGCGCTTTATGAGTCATTCAATAAATGGTGGACGTTTCAAGTATTGGCTGCCCCAAAGTATATTGCAAAGCAATCGTTAGCGGAGCCAATTCTTAGTGCAACTATGGCACACGGTGCGAAATTTGCTCTGGATCTAGCCCCATCTATGACGAAGAACTTTTTGGATAACAATAAAAACAGGGTTATGGAAGTTGCCTCTAAGCTATACAGGGGCAAGGAACTCAGAGCTGTAGACGAAGCGGTAACCAGTCTTACAAAGCAACTAGATCAGGCAAACGGAATCCTTGACGACCTGATCATTCTAGAGAAGCAGTTTACGGATGGCGAGATGTCGCCAAAGGCTACTGCTGAAAACCTTGATCGCGTGAAAAAGGATGTCCGTGCAGCGGAGAGGCTGGTCGAAGACCTAGAGCTCAAGCTTATGGATGCCACAAAACCATTTGGCCAGATGGCAGATGTCCCTACTTTGTCCAACTTGCAGCGCCGTCTTGACTACATTGACGCAAATCTTTCGGGTCCAGAGAAGGCTAAGATAGCATCTCAACTAGCCAATGCACGCTCTGCTCTGGCTAATGCTAGGGGTACTATCGCTACTTTGGTTCCTGATTCGGGCGACCTATTCCGAGCCAACAAGAGAGTTGCCGAGCAGTACGCTGTTATCGACAACATCATCAAGGATCTTGGTGAGAAGCAGTATGAGCGTGCAGTGCTTTGGAATCGATCCGCTAAGTACAAGGAAAGATACTACGGCAAGGGTTACGGAAGCCGGATAATCAACGGACAATGGGTCAACATCGAGGATCTTTTCGATGAGAACCAATTCGGTGCATCCTTCCGTGAGGAGTTTGCTAACTCTCGTACGGCGTCTCAGACATATTTGGGCGACCTTCACGAGGGTATCCGTCAGAGTTTGATTATGCGACGCAGCCCACAAAGCGTCACTCGGTCTAATGATCCTATGTACTTTGAAGAGTTGGCGTATCTAGCCAATCGCGCATTCAGGGGAGACCCTCTTATAGATCAAGTTCTTGAGGGCAAAACATTTGATGAGCTACTTGACTGGTCTACTTCAGACGCAGGGATCAGTTACTATAGGCAATTTGGCATCACAAGTATTGGTTCAATTCCTGATACACTTCGTAATCAGGTTGCCAACGTATACCGATATTTGCCAAATCAAGAAGCTAGGTCTTTAGTTGCTCGTGGGGACGTCAAGTCGACAGAACTTCAGATGGCTTTAGCTAGGGATTATGAGAAACTTCACCCGATCCAGCCACTTGACTTCAACTATGTCGCACTGCCTGAACCAATTCAGAAGCGTGGATCATTTGCATATTTTGATGATATGCTATCCAAGGGTGCTGCTAGCGTGTTCGGTGCATTGACTAGACCAGAGAACCCTATCCGATGGGCGTCTGCGAACCAGTTCTTCCTGGACAATGTTGCTCGCAAAGCAAACGAACTTGGCAGACAAGGCCTAGATGTTGTCGGACTCAATACCATCAACACCCTAAGATCTGCTGCCAGGCGCGAAGCACTACAGGAAAATGAGAAGACTTTCTATACGATCAATAGGCAGAACCGCGCTCTTTACGCGGCACGTATTGGCGCTGCATTTCCAACTGCCACATTGAATGCATTCTACCGCTATGGTAAATTCGCTATCAACAATCCACAGCGAGTGCTATCATTTTTGTATAACTACCAAGCTGCGTTTAGGTCCTTTGGTGTCGACGAGTATGGCAACCAAGTGGATGATCCACTAAAGGCTACCCATCTTGTTGTTCCTGGAACAAAAGAAATGGGATTCTTTGAGGGTCAGGGAATCAGACTCAACGCACGGTCCATTGGATTCTTGTTGAACTTTCCAACCCCATCATTCTACGTTGCTCAAAGCACCAGTGCTATCCTCAAGGATAAGCCTGGAGCCGAAGAAGCTTTGAAGGAAACTATGGGTCAGGCATATGACATAGCGTTTCCATATGGCTTGGCAGAATCATTAGGCAAAGGAATTGTTCCCGCGTGGGCGAGAGATCTTTATAAGTATGCCGTTGGACCGGAGTCCGATAAGGACTACCTTGCTTCTTGGACTTCTATTCATAACTACTATATGACACTTGATGAGATGGGTATAAAGAAGTACCCTGGCGACAAGGCTGTCAGAGATACAACAAGAGTTATGTATGGTCGCAAGTTCCGATATTCTTTTGCTTCGGTATTCGGCGTACCGGCTAAGATCGACAACAGACCTATGCAGATCTTTGACGACTACTATGGTATTCTGGTGAACAAATACATAACCAAGGGAAGCGATGAACAAGAAGCAAAGACCCTTGCCGAGGAAGAATTCCTAAAGAATATAGGAGACAGCTTCCCTCTTGATATGGTCACCTTCAAGGGTACATCAGCACGGGGATACATAGCACCGACGGCTGAGTCCTTTGACCGAGTTTTTGTAAATAACAAAAAACTTGTAGAATCTCTTGTTGATATCGATCCAGAACTTGTTGGTCTTGTTACCCTAGATCTGGACTATGACCCCGATGAGTTCAATCTTACTGCCTACCGCAAGCTACAAGACCCAAACACCAAGCTTCCTGGTGGAGAGTTACTCAACAGTGTTCGCAAGACACCGCAGCAGATTCAAAAGTTGCGCCAGATCAATCGAGCCTGGGGAGCATACAACGATCTCCGGGATAAGCTTGAGGCTATCGCTATCGAGCAAGGCGATACCTGGAGAGAGCGTCAAGATCTACAGGCTGTTCTCAAGAAGGCTGGCAACGAGGATATCCGTAAGATCAGCGAGCAGTGGTGGAAGGAATGGAACGACCCAGAGCGTGGAGATCGATCCTTCCGATACGCACGAGGTCTATACGAAATCGTGAGCAACGAGAAGTTTATGTCTCGCTATGGCAACACCAAACTATGGGATGATGTCAAGCAGTTTATGACACTGCGTATGGTGGCTACCTCATTGAGAGACGAGCTTCCAGCTGGCGACCCAGGCAAGACGCGCATAAGAGATAACTATCAAGCAATCCTAGAGCAAGAGGCGCCAAAGTGGCACCCCAGGCTTAGGGAACTTATCCGACGATACTTTGAAGAAGACACGCTGAAGGCGGTTGAGTAATGCCAAAGAACAAAGAAGATAAAAGCGGTGGCAGTGTCCTAAGCTTTAGTCCAGAGCAATTGGCTGCACTTGCCAGTGTACTGCAGGGCGGTAGCCGTGGAGATCAAGACGGAACGACTTCCCAGACGAATATCATTCGCCTTACCCCCGCAGCAGCACGGCAACTCCTCAGCACCATTGCAACCGATGTTCAGTATGGCGAGAAGTTCTCCAAGGAAGAAATCGACCAGTTCGTCAAGCTTTATAATGAGGCAGCAAACAAGCAGCTTGATACTGTAGTTCGCACCGTCAGGGAGCGAGTCCAGTCTGGTGAGGTAAAGGGTGATGTGTCTAGCACAATTACCAACATCGTCACCAAAGAGTTCCCACAGTTCTTCGATCCAAAGACGTTCACCGAGGATTACATCTGGTCGAAGATCAACTTCGGCAAGGAAGCAACCCTGGGTGCCAAGAGCCTTGAGGCTTTGCAGAGGGCTAGGGCTATTGCCAATGACTATGGCAAGTACCTTATCTCTAACGCTGAACTCCAGGATGCAGCAAAGAGGCTGGCTCGTGGTCAGCTCACCGATGCTCAGTTCAAGGCACAGCTCAATCAGGTAGCGGTTCTGGAGTATCCAGAGTTGGCGGAAACCCTCAAGTCTAACCCGAACTATACGGTTCGTCAGCTCCGAGGCAACAAGATCAATCTGATATCAGACTTACTTGAGATGGATCCTAACGAAATAGAACTAGACAATCCGGTGTTAGAAGCTATAAAGGGGATGTCTATTTCTGACTCTAAGAGATATATCAAGTCGCTTCCGCAAATTGAGGCAACAACAGCAGAGAATGAGAACGCCCGACAGGCTGCTACTTCTCTGGCTCGTGCTATGGGATTCGGAGTATAATGGCTAAGAAAAAGAAAGCAGCCCCTCGCACCGGAGATCTACTATCTTCGATGATGGCAGCAAGGCCAGCTGAGATGGATGTTGCCGGAACACCTACCCCGACTCAGACTCCAGCATCTGTACCATCTCGAACAACCCCTGCTGCAAACACTAGCCTTACTGCGACAGAGCTTGCTATGTTCGGCGTTCCCGCCGCTATGGCTGCTGCTCCAGCCCGTACCGCCACTACCGCTGCCGTGACGGCTGCCACTACTGCAGCAACAACTGCTGCCGTAACAACTCCAGTCACTGTAATCCCTGGACCTGGTGGTCTTCCTGTTGGCGGTGAGCGCACTCTCGCGGCAGATACATTTGCCAACACATTGGCTCTGCTTATCGGCGCAGAAGAAGCCAGCAAGGACTATGTAAAGAAGCTCTTTGCCCTAGCTGCCCCATACTACCGAAGCGGTTCTACCGTTGATGAGGCTATGAACCTAGCACTTCGTGAGGCACAACAGACCAACGTTATCCCAGAGTTTACCCGTCGATTCCGAGCCATCAAGGCGCTAGAAGAGAAGCGACGAGCAGGCATCCCAGTAGAGGTGCCAACTATTGCAGAGTTCGTCAAGGCACAAGAAGGACTTGCCGATGTGCTTCGCACGGCAGGGCTAACTGATCTTGCCAACGAAGATTTCCTCAACGATGTGATGGCAACTGGCAAGTCTGTCAGAGAGTCTACCTCCATCATCAGCAACGTATTCAACGCAATCGACTTGGCACCAGAGCCAGTCAAGGCAGAGATCCGACGATCACTTCCATTCGCAGACCGCAACACACTCGCCAAGGCTATCCTTACCGGCGAGAAAGGTCTGAAGGAACTTGAGCAGACACGAGTCCGATCTGAAGTCCAAGCTGCTGCACGTCAGGCTGGCGTAAGCATAGCAGATGCTGCAGCCCAGGAACTAGCCAACGCAGGCTTTACCTTCAGGACATCTGTGCCGAAGTTCGGACAAGTCAAGCAAGCGTCTGAGCGTGGTACGTTCCTTACTAGCCTCACCGGAGAAGCACCTGTTACGCAACAGCAGGCAGTCGGTGCTATCTTCAATCAGGCAGCAGACCAACTCGAAACACTTGGCAAGATCGAAGAGAAAGAACGACTTCGATTCCAAGGACGTAGCGGTGCGGTCAAGCTAGCCTCGCAAGCAAGAGGACGCAGCGGAGCGTTCTAACTAGAATCCCCCGTGGACCAACCGGCCCCACGTGGTGTATAGACCGGTAGTAGGAGCCAGCTCGTTTCCCCGAACGATGTCTGTGGCCTACGATCAACTAACAAGAAAGGGTGGTTGCTATGAGCAACAACTACTGGGACGACGAAGACGATGACCTAGATACACCAGAGCAGTTTAGCGACAGCAGTGACTTGGTAAAAAAGTTACGCAAAGCTAAGCGATCTGATGAAAAGCGTATCAAGGAACTCACTGAGCAGCTTGAGAATTTGTCCAAGGTGCAGCGTGAGCGAACCGTCAAAGAAGTTCTAGAACGGAAGGGTGTCAACCAAAAGGCTGCACGCCTTGTACTCAAGGATCTGGACGACGTCAACGAGGAGTCAGTTTCTAACTGGCTCGATGATAACGCCGACCTCTTTGGGTTGAAGGTAGATGAGCCTAAGTCAGCAATCTCGGAAACGGATCGAGCAGCATTACGCCAGCAAGATATCGTTACCCAGAGTGCGGTTACGCCTGACCGAGCAGAAGATTTTGAGATGCGCCTCAACAATGCCGAATCGGCAGAGGAGCTTATCAACTTCCTGCGATCTCAATCCTAACCGTTCATAGTCATAGGAGACTAAATTGGCATACACTGACACATCGGGATCCTCCCTAGGAGGTACCGTAGGCGGTGCAGGTCTAGTTCAGAAGGCGTATGATCGCCTCCTCGAATTCGCTCTCCGTTCAGAACCACTCATTCGTTCTGTTGCGGACAAGCGTCCTGCTCGTCAAGCTTTCCCAGGTTCAACCGTCGTCTTGCAGCGATACGTTGATCTCGCACAGGCTACAACGCCTTTGACCGAGACAACTGATCCAGACGCAGTTGCACTCTCAACACCAACATCGGTTACCATCACTCTTCAAGAGTACGGCAACCCAGTCCTCGTTACCCGCGCACTCGAGCTCTTCTCGCTTGCTGATGTCGACCCAGCGATTGCAAACATTGTTGCATACAACCTCGCTGACTCAATCGACGCAGTTGCGATGACGACCCTCGGTGGCGGAACAAACGTCCTCTACGGTGGCAACGCAACAGCGACTGCAAACGTAGATGCATCTGACACCATTGATTCTGCAGACATCCGTCGTGCAGTTGCTAAGCTCCGTGCAAACAAGGCTAAGGCTCGTCGTGGGTCTTACTACTGGGCTGGTATCCACCCAGAGGTATCACACGATCTTCGTGCTGAGTCCGGTAACCTCGGATGGAACTTCGTCCACGCACAGAGCAACCCAGCCGTCAACAACATCTGGGCTGGCGAGATCGGCGACTACGAGGGTGCATTCTTCGTAGAGTCACCACGTCTGTACAACGCCAAGGTCGGCGCTGATCAGACTCCTCTTGCAACCACCGCTGTCACCGTTGCTGGTACTTCCGGAGGCTTCACCGTTGGTGTTGCTTCTTCGGCAGTCATCGCAACTCGTGCTGAGGTTGGCGACAAGATTACTGCAGTTGGTATGGGAACTGGCGCGAAGATCACTTCGATTGCTAGCTCTGGCAACAATGTCATCTTCACCGTTGACGTTGCTAACACCACAGCGGTAGCAACAACTGCTGCCGTTCAGGTTACTCCAGTAACCCGCGTATTCGATACGATTCTCTGCGGACAGCAGGCACTTGCCGAGGCTGTAGCCGAAGAGCCACACATCGTTATCGGTAACGTCACTGATAAGTTGATGCGCTTCCGTCCAATCGGGTGGTACGGCGTTCTCGGCTTTGCCCGTTATCGTGAGGAAGCACTCTTCCGCATCGAGACTGGTTCTTCAATCGCTGCTCTCTAGTTGATTGACTGGTGGGCTAGGGCAACCTAGCCTACTGGTAAGTTCACTAGAAAGGGACTTCAAATGGCAGAATGGCTTTTCAAAACACCGACGGTGGAAGAAGGTCCCGCTGGAACACATAGGTTGTTTCAGTTCTACAAGCTTGATCGGGGACTGACAATTGTTCTCAAGCCAACGGGTGGCTACGCACAGATTAGATACCCGGAGGATGAGGCGCTAGAAACCTATCCGGTTGTATACCGAGGTGGGTATGAGTATGTGGTGGACGATGGCACCAAGGCAGCGCTGATTGCAGGCGGTGTCGGTGTGACAGAGGAGAACTTTACAGAAGTATGAAGCACTGGGAAGCCCATCCAGAGTTTGTTGAGGGGTGCTTTGGATGCAAAGGCTTGACCCTCAGTATGAACGCCGGTGATGCTGACAGTCGTAGGGTTATGACTAACAAGGCATTCAATCGGGAGCTAGAAGCATACAAGGAAGCTAGAGAGCAGGGAATCCAGCCATCTGGTACCAGTATGAAAAAGATAGAAGAGGCAGTAAAAGCATCAGAGACATTGGGCAGGGCATACGATGCCCAGAAGATGCCTCCGGCAAAACACATCAATAAAAAATCAGCAGAGGTAATGAAAGAACTGGGAGTATAACAATGCCAATGGTAAATGGAAAGAAGTTCCCATACACCGCTAAGGGCAAGAAGGCTGCTAAGTCTTATGCTATGGGAGAGAAGATGGAATCCAAGGCTGAGAAGCGTATGGAGATGAAGAAGGGCGCCAAGAAGATGGTTGCCAAGAAGATGGCCAAGAGAATGAAGAAGAAGTAATGCCAGTCAAAAAGGTTATCAAGAGAGTCGGGACCATCCTACGCGAGGTCCGCGATCTTCCAACCGCTCAGGGTACCAGTATGGTGGCATCTGATGAGTACCGCGCCAAGAGTCCTTCGACTGAGGCTAAGCTCAAGCAGAACATCAATATGGCTAGCAAGAACTTGGATCGTCAACTGAGTGAAGTTGCAGCAGCAGTCCTTCGCGGTGAGCGAGGAACCTCCTCTGCAGAGATCGGCAAGTTCGGCGAGTACAAGAAGGGCAAGCCAAGAAAATGAAGAAGAAGGCAGCAGCCAAGAAGGTTGCCAAGGTTATGCGAGAGTTCAAGGCTGGCACGCTTCACGCTGGTCGTGACCCTAAGGGTCCTAAGAAGGCTCCCATCGTAAAGAACCGCAAGCAAGCTGTGGCAATTGCCCTTAGTCAAGCAGGGATGGCAAAGAAGCGTGGAAAGAAAAAGTAAGAAGGATCCCCGTCTAGCACGGGCTGGCGTTTCCGGGTTCAACAAGCCAAAGCGCACACCTAACCACCCGACCAAGTCACACGTTGTTGTGGCTAAGTCCGGGGATCAGGTCAAGACCATCCGCTTCGGTGAGCAAGGCGCCAAGACTGCCGGTGCTCCCAAGGCTGGCGAGTCTGAGCGTATGAAGAAGAAGCGAGCATCCTTCAAAGCACGTCATTCCAAGAACATTGCCAAGGGCAAGATGAGTGCTGCTTACTGGGCTGATAAGGTGAAGTGGTAATGGCATACACAAAGCCAGCACTTCGTGAGTCTATCAAGAAGCGCATCCTCGCAGGCACAAAGGGCGGCAAGGCAGGTCAATGGTCTGCCCGAAAGGCACAGCTTGTCGCTCAAGCCTACGAGAAGGCTGGTGGTGGGTACAGCGGATCCAAAACCAGCAAGCAAAAGTCTCTTTCTAAGTGGACAAAGGAAGAGTGGGGAACGAAGTCAGGTAAGCCTAGCACTCAAGGCTCTAAGGCTACCGGCGAAAGATACCTTCCCAAGAAAGCACGTGAGGCATTGTCTGCCTCTGAGTACGCTAAGACTTCTGCCAAGAAGAGGGAAGATCTCAAGAAGGGCAAGCAGTTTTCCAAGCAACCAAAGTCTATAGCAAAGAAAGCAGCAAGGTTTAGATAATGGCAACAGGCACAGCAGGTACTTCGTTTACTAGCGAGCTCAACAGGCTCGCCAATGGTGGCACTTACCCAGCCATCTCGGCATACCTCTCCCCCAACAAGGCAGCCAATGTATACGCCAACACCTCTGGCTTATCAATGATCGGTGCCTTGAATAAGAAAGCAGATGCCAATCGTCAGCCGAAAGACTACAAGGCTCTTGGCGGAATCTGTAATGAACTTGCCGGAACAACCGGACTCTCCCCATCTGATGCCCTAAGGAGCATAAATCTATGAGTGCTACACTAGGCACGATGATCGATGAGACTCTCATCAACCTTGCTGGATATACCATCAACCAGGATCGTAGCACCTACCTCACGGCTGCCGTTACTGCTCTCACTTCGCCATCTTCCAACCCAACCATCCTCAGCCTGCACTCTACCGACAACCTTGGTAAGGGAATCATTGAGGTCGATACGGAGTTGATGTGGGTAGACTCGTTTGACCGTATTGCTAACACGGCAACGATTGCGCCATATGGTAGGGGGTACCTTGGGACTACAGCTAGCACACACGGTGTCGATGCGAAGGTTACCATTTCCCCTACCTTCCCACGCTCTGCCGTTACCAAGGCTATCAACGATACCGTCGGCGCTATGGGAAGTGCTATCAGCGCTGTGAAGCAGACCACATTCACCTGGAATGCAGCCGTCAATACCTATGGCTTCAATGGCCTCAACATCGAAAACATCCTTCGTATGATGTGGCAAGATGTCGGCCCAACCGAAGAGTGGATCAATATCCGTCGTTGGGACTTCGACCCATTCGCAGACTCCACAACCTGGGGTGCCAATGCTCAG